TTTATTCATATTTTGAATTTCTTTTTATTGACTTGGATCCTAAATATCCCGTCTGGTTGAATTCCCTCTAAAAGCATAAGTTCGTCAATATCATACTGGTCAAGAGTGATGGTAATTTTAGGCGTGTTATTAGCTAGGAGTTTGATGGTAGCTTGAACTTTTTTAGACCTTGATTGTTTATTCATATATTCATTAATTCATTACTGATAAGAGATTATCAATATATTATCATCTTGTCAAGTAGCAGTTTTATTTTAGGCTTGTATTACTCTTATTTAATTGATATAATATACATACTAATAAACCGATAATTAGTTGATAACAACACTATAAAGAGAATATGTTATCACTCATTGTCAAAAATCTTAAAAATCCATATATTTTACAAGATAATAAAAACTTAACTAGACTATATAATATAGACAAAAACCACTTACTAAATACCCCTTAAAAACCCCTTAAATGAATGCTAATGCCTCTTGCCTAACTCACGCATACATCTTACTAGTTAAATAACTATATAAAGTAATAAGAGAAAACAACTAGGAAAATACAAGGAATATACTATAAATATACTAACTACTTCTCCAGCCTCAATTCCTAACCATATCCCCCCCTTACCCTAGGCATACCTTAGTCGTATAACTTATATTGTACGACCTATCTTGAGGCTACAAGGTAACGGGTACTCCCCCCTATGGTGGGTGTCATGTTGCAATGAACCTACGTAGGGGGGTATATACTCACAGAAAGAATGCTTTATTGTAAAGAAAGAATGCTTTTTAATAGAAAAAGAATGCTTTTCAAAGAGAAAAGAATGCTTATTAGAAAATAAAGAATTATTACTTCAAGGCTAATGGACAATAGATATTAACTTATAGTAAAATATGTACTTTTTAATAGTTAAGGCTATTATGTAAAATATTCCCTATACAGTTTACGTTTTTTATTTTAACCTATAACATCAGGCACATATTGACAAGTAACTATAAATGATAATAAAATATCCTTGTGGTAATAAATCTTAAATATAAACCCCATAAACACCAACAGAAACTTCATAATGATAAACACAGATATTTAGTAGTAGTAGCAGGAAGAAGATTTGGTAAGAGTGTATTTGCAAGGAACCATGTAATCCTTAATGCTATTTATAATCCAGGACTCTATTGGATAATAAATCCTACTTATAGGCAAGGTAAAGCCATACATTGGTTAGACCTTAAAAAGGAGATACCTCATGAATTAGTATTATCAAAGAATGAACAGGAACTATCAGTTCAGTTAAAAAATGGAAGTAGGATAGAAATCAAAGGTGCAGACAATGAAGATGCTTTAAGGGGAGTAGGACTTAAAGGTGTAGTTATGGATGAAGCTGCAGATCAGAAACCTCATGTTTGGGAAGAGATAATAAGACCAACGCTTGTTGATTCAAAAGGATGGGGAGTATTTATAGGGACTCCTAAAGGATTTAATTGGTTCTATGAACTTTATAAGAAAGGGAAAAGAGGAGATTCTAATAGAGATTTAGATTGGAAGAGTTATCAGTTTACAAGTTATGATAATCCCTTTCTTGAGAAAAAAGAAATAGATAAAGCAAGAGAAGAAACAGATGAAGATACCTTTGCACAAGAGTATTTAGCTCAATTCAAGAAGTTTAAAGGTTTAATTTATAAAAGTTTTTCAGATACTCATATTATTAAACCATTTGATATTCCCAATGATGGAACTTACAAGATATTTAGAGGTATAGACTTTGGATATGGAGTTAATCCTACTGTTTGTTTATGGATAGCTGTTGATAAAGACGATAGATGGTATGTAATAGATGAATATTATGAAATTAAAGATACAGATGATTATCATACAGGAATGATATTAGCAGCTTCAGGTAAATATCCATCAACTATTATGAGTTACGCAGACCCTTCTAATCCTCAAAAGATAGAAGCTTGGTCTAAAATGGGAGTATATTTAACTGCAGCAACAAGAGTAGGAAATACCAATTTAAGTCAATGGGTAGCCAATGGAATTGACCTTATTAAAGAGAAATTAAAGTTATCTCCAATAGACAAGAAACCTTATTTGTATGTATTTAATACCTGTGATAATCTAATAGATGAATTTAAGAAGTATCGTTATAAAAAACAACCTGGAGATGGACTAAATAATACTATTAGACCTGAAAAAGCAGATGACCATGGACTTGATGCTTTAAGGTATTTTGCAATTAGTTATGTTAAAGGGTTAGGTATGTCAGATTATACTGCCTATGTCCAAAAAATTAAAGAAAATAAAGACCAGGAGCTCGGATTCTAGTAGAGAATCCCTAACAGATTACGAAAAAGAGTTCAAAAATAATGCAGATTTAGCAGAACAATGGCTAAAAATGTTGTTTCCAGACCTTTATAGTGCATGGAAACTAATGATTGACTGTGAATTAACAGAAGCTGATATAATAGATTATGTCTATAATATCAAAATAATCAAAAATCATGGATATGGACATGTTCAAACTACTATTTTTGAAGGAAAAATTACAAAAATAGAAGCATTACTTAGAACAATTAAAAGAACAGAAACAGAAAAACTATTGAAACTTTAATTTATGTGCTATAATAAATTGGTTGAAGAACTCTACCTCTCTTAATGGGAGGTATTTTTATTAAAATGACAAAGAAAAAGACAAAGATAAAGACAAAAACAAATAAAAAGGTTACAAATAACTTTGATTCTTACTTAAAAGAAGTAACTGCTCATTGGAATGAAGCTTCTGCTGAACTATCTATACGTAAAACTCATAAATCTCAAGGAATGGATGAGTATGATAGATTATATAGATCAGTTATAAACTCTTCAAAGTGGCCTTATAACACGAAAATCTTTATTCCTTTAACTTTCCAGTCCCTTTTTGGTAAAGGAACAAGATTAGTTACAGGAAAAGTTAAGGGAAAGTTAGTTCCTTTACGTTTTAATAGTGAATTAGGAGCTCGTATAGGTACAGAACTGTTAATGACTCAATATGATGACCATGACCACTTCTTTGGAGAATCATTAGTAGCTAAATGGTTAAAAATGGACCAAAATGCAAGAAAGTATGGAGCAGCTTTTGGTTTAGTTCCTTGGAGAAAAGAAAAAAGAGGGGGAAAGACAGTATTTGATGGTCCTACCTTTCAAGTATTAGATAATCGTAAGACATATCTTCAACCAGGTGCAATTTCTTTATCTAATAGTGATTATGTAATAGTTGAAAGAATGACATCTTTACATGAACTTAAATCTGTTAATCAATCTTCAGTAAAAAGAACAGGTAAGTTCGCTTATCATAACTTAGAAGAACTTGAAGGAATAGAAGAGCAAGATAATATAGACCAATCTGTAAATACTACAATTAGAGGGCTTTCAAAAACACTTTCAGGGATTGGAGAATTCAAAAAGTTTAGAATATTAACTGAATATAGAGATGATAAATGGATTACTTGGGTTCCTGGTATAGGTTCAAAGAAAGAAAAGAATGTAATTTTAAGAGTTGTAGAAAATCCTTATAACCATATGCAGAAACCAATTATTAGATTGGTTTATATTCCAATAGATGATGATATTGTTGGAATGTCAGAGATAGAACCAGGTAGAAGTGAACAAAAAGCAATAAATGCTCTTACATCAGGATTTATAGAAGCAGTATCTACACAACTTTATCCTATTATTAAAGGACATCCAACAAATGTTGATTGGAAAACAATAGAATTCAAACCAAGAGCAGCTTGGATAATGAATAATCCTCAAACAGACTTAATAATGCAAGAAGGAAGATTTGCATTTGTTAGAAGTTTCGTGGAAGCATATAAATTACTAACAGCTTCGTTCTCTCAATCAATGGGGGAAACGGCAAGTAATACATCTCAATTAGCAGCTCTTTCAACTGAAAAAACAGCAACAGAGATTAAAGATTTAGCTTTACAAAGAGGTTCTAGGGATAATCTCAATAAATTATTCCTTTCAGCAGCAATTACTAAAATGTATAACTTCTGGTGGGATATGGATAAACAATTCTTGACCAACGAAAAAGTTGTTAGAGTTACAGGTAAAGAAGCAATAGAATACTTTACAGAAGAAGGATTAAGTGGATATCAGTTATCTAAAGAAGGATATAATTTAATTGATAATGTAATAAGTGAAGTATCAGAATCTGGAGAAGAGATAACTTTTGAAGAAGCTTATGAGCTTTTAAGAGAATCAGGAACTTTAGATGAATTTGCTATACCAATGTTTCCTTCTCTAAGTAATGGTCAATTACCTAAACTTAAAATGGCAAGGGACGGTAAAAGTGGTTTCCTCTCTGTTAATAGAAAAGATTTGAATGGTCAATATAGGTTTATAGTTGATTTAGATACAATAGGAATTCAAGATGAAACTAAACAGGCACAATCATTACTAGAATTTACGAAATTAGCACAAGAGATGTCAGATAAATTAAAACAAGAAGGTTATCAACTAAAGAGTAAAGAACTATTAGAAGCAATAGCAGAAAAAATTCAAATTAAAGGTGCAGATAGATTCTTTGGAAAACTGACACCACAGCAACTAATGCCACAAGCAATGCCTCCTCAAGGGATGCCACAACAGGGTGTACAAAATAATGTACAACCACCAGCTCCTGAAGGAATTCCCCAGCCAAACTTGACACCACCTTCTCAATAGTTATAATATATATTTATGGCAAAGAAAAATGTAGAAAAAACCTACATATCTACAATAAAGCAATTTGTTAATAGTGATGCTTGGAGAGAATATCTAAGACCAATGTTAAACAAAGTCCTTCAAGGAGAGCTTCCTAAACCTACAACTTCCCATTGGCAAGACAAATATCGTTATTATTATGCTTTAGCTAATGCTTTTAGTTCCTTCATCAACGCTTTAGAAAACTTAGCTAATAAAGAAGATTTTCTTAAAAGAATAGAAAAATTAAATGTCCCGATTGACGAAACCTAAAATTAAAAAAGAAGGTAAAGTTGAAGCTTGGTATTTAGGACAAGGTACTGTAGTTGCAGATACTACTAAGTGTAAACACGAATGGAAAAGAGTATCTTTACACGAAGCTGAATGTATTAAATGCGGATTGGGAGCAAATGCAGATAGTTTAGAAAAAAAAGGTTTAATTGAGAAAATATGATATACTAACTTGTAGCTTATAAGAAATACTTAAAGCCACATTAGAGTTCACAACAGTTTGTGAATTTTTGTGTGGCTTTTTTAGTTACACGTTTGCCCGTGCGATAACGGAGAGAGGAGGTGAATACCAAATCTTATGACAAAAAATGAAAAAAAAGGAGTAGAGGAGAAAGTTGAACCCTCATCGGATAAGCCCGCCGAAGAAGCGAAAGCAGAAAACGAGAAGCCAGAGGTTAAAACTGAAGAAGTTTCTAACAAGGCTTCTGACGCTGTTGAGGAATTTCCAGAGGATGCTGAAAAACAGAAGCAAGCATTCTACTCGATGCGAAAAAAAATAGAATCGTTGGAGGACAAGTTAAAACAACCAAAAGAATCTGAAGAATTAGATTTAATTGATTTAGCTAGAACTCCACCAAGTCCAGCATTACAAAATGCACCAGCATCAGTAGAGTTTGACCAAAATGATCCAGCAACTAAGGCATTTTTGAATGAAGCACATTCAGCTCGTGAAGCTGCTATTGTTGCAAGGCAAGAAGCAGAAAAAGCAAGAGCTCAAATGGAAGACTTTGAAACTTGGCAAAAGTATCCTAACTTAAACCCAAAGTCTAAAAATAAGGATAAGCGATTTATAGAGGATGTTAAAAGAGCCTATATAGCTGAAAAGCTAATCGCAGTCCAGAAAGGTAATCCATCACCTAAGTTGGTGGATATAGCCGATAAAGTTCAAGAAGGCTATAAGGAAATTATAGACCAAGCGAAACAGCAGGGTGCTTCAGAGGCTATGGAAATAGAATCTAAAAAGGAAGCAGCCAATCTTGAGAGTAAGGGAACAGAGTTAGGCGAAACGCCAAAGACTGATAAGAAAATAGACGAACTTAGGGATAGAGTAAGACATGGGGATGAGCAAGCCTTAATGGAACTTAATAAACTTCTTGAACCCTCACTACAAGCTTAATCTTGCAGGAAAGGGGGTGAAAAATAAATTATGGCACAATTATCTGGTGTAAATCAGACCTATATGGACACGACCAGAAGAGAGGATCTTTTGGACAGGATTGCTGATATCTCTCCTGATTCCAATTATCTTTCTACTATTCTGGGAAATGTTCCTGTAAGTCAAACCTTACACGAATGGACAGAGTATTATGAATCAAGACCATCTTCGGTTTCGGCGAGTGTTGAGGGTAATGAAAATACATTTTCAGACTTAACTCCTCCAACTAAGAAGAACAATATAACTCAAATTATTACCGAGGTCTTTGCTGTATCTGAAACTGACATTGTTGTTAACAAAGTTAGTCCTCAAGATGCTTATGCAAGAGAACTTGGTTGGGCAATGAGGAGATGGAAGAATAAGCTGGAGTATTCAATACTCCGAGCAACTAAAGCATCAGGTTCTTCTGGTTCTGCACGACAAATGGATGGTATTCAAAACATCATAGCAAGTGATGGAAGGTATACTGCTAGAACTTCTGGCACATCCTTTAGTGAAAACGAGTTTAGGGACTTGATGACAGAATCTTGGAATCAAACTGATGAGTTCCTCGTGGACTTGATGTTGATGACTGGTACAAGAAAAGGGCACGTAGCTGCTTTCTTTACTACGTCTTCTCCAAGAACGATAGCAGCAACCGATAAAAGGTTGGTGCAAGCTCTTGATGTTATTGAATCTGATTATGGAACGTTGGTTGAGGTTAGAGCTCACAAAGATATTTCTACTGCGGGAACGGGTGGAGATGTTGTGGGTATTAGAAAGAACCTTGTAAAGATAGGTTATCTAAGAAAACCAAAGCACGTACCAAATGGTGTTACAGGCGACAATAAGAAAGGACATATTGTCGGTGAAGCAACTATTCAGGTAGATACTGCAAGGGGCATGGTGTACCGCAAGTACAACGCGTAAATCTAATTCCCCCCTACCGCCTCTTAGGGGGGTTGATTTATTTAGAGAGGTATGATAAATTATTATCAATGGACATTGTTAGACCCAATGGAAAAGTAATAGATTCAGCTACAGTCCATGCTGTAGATGAATTACTTCAAAAAGCGAAAACAAAACCGATGTGGGAAGTAATAGACCTCATAGTAAAAATTTATTTAAGAAAATATTCTACTGATGCTAATAAAAGGTCAGAGAAAGTTAAAGAACAGCGTAAACAATTAAAAAATAGATTTGCTGCAAACAAGGATAAGTCATTAAGGCATTTAGTATCTGTACCAACAAATGTTAGAGATGTAATTGACTTCTTTTATTCAGAGAGAATATCCTATGATTCAAAAAGGTTTTGGAGAGAATTTGCAAAAAGATACCCAATATTTTCTGTACCAGAAAGGAAAGATATATGAAGGTAGCATTATCAATGATAGTAAAAGATGATAGTGAAACGTTAATGCTTAATCGCTGTTTAACTTCAATAGCAAAGTATGTTGATGGAATATTTATAACAATTACTAATAAACCCAATAAAAAGATTTCTAAGATTATAAAAGCTTATGGAGGTCATACATCTTATTATAAGTGGAATAATAACTTCAGCGATGCCAGAAATTATGCAATGAAACAAATTCCTAAAGAATATGGTTACATTATCTGGACAGATGTGGATGATGTTTGGGAAGGTGCAGAAAAAATACCTCAACTTATTAAGATAATGGATAAGAAAAAAGTTACTTCTGTATTTATGGAATATAACTATGAAATAGACCCAAAAACAAATAAGATAAATATTCATCATCCTAGAGAAAGAATCATTAAAAGAGGATACTATAATTGGAAAGGTGCTCTTCACGAAACTTTAATTCCTACACGAAAGGTAAACAATCTTTATTATAAAGGAACAGTAATAAATCATTTCCCAACAAAAAATTCTAAGAAAGAAAATATGGTTAGAAATCTAATTATTCTTGAAGCAGAATATAAAAGAGAAGGAAAAGAACATGACCCAAGAACAGAGTTCTATTTAGCAAGACAATACTTTGATATGAGCAAATATAATAAGGCAACTAAATTGTTTAATGATTATTTGAAGCATTCAGGCTGGGATGAAGAAAGGGCATTAGCCAGAAATTACTTAGGTTTAATAAGTATTCAAAAGAATCGAATGGATGAAGCAATAAATAATTTCTTAGGAGCAATTAAAGAAAAGGCTAATAGACCAACATGGTATGTAAATCTAGCTTATGTGTATTCTTTATTAGAGAAATGGGCAGAAGCAGAACATTATGCTAGGCTTTTTGTAACTGTTCCTTCTCCAAAAACTTCAACTGTTCAAATTCCTTTAGATGATGAGCTTCACTATTATTTAGTAATTTATAGATTAGCAATAGCAAAACGTAAAATGCAAGAAGCTGTTAAAAGATTAAGACAACTAATAGAAATAACTAAAGGAGTAGATAGGAATGTAAAAGAATTAGTTAAACTAAAAGAAGAAGACAAAATAGAAAATTTATTAAAGTTTTTACCTTCATCTATTGAAGACAATGCTTATATAGCACAATTAAGAGATAAATATTTACCACCTAAAAAGTGGGGTAAGAAAACAATAGTTTATTGGGCTGGTAAGAGTTTTGAAGAATGGACACCAAAAAGTATTAAGATTGGTTTAGGAGGTTCAGAAACAGCTATTGTCCAACTTTCAAAAGAATGGGTAAAACTAGGCTACAAAGTAACTGTATATGGAAATTGTGGAGCAAATGAAGGTATATATGATGGTGTTGAATATTTGAATTATTACAGGCTTAATAGAAAAGATACCTTTGATACATTGATTATCTGGAGAGCTTCTTGGGAAATGGATTATAAATGGAAGGCAAACAAAGTTTATCTTGATTTACATGATGTTCCTAACCCAATGGAATTTACTCAAGAGAGATTAAAAAATATAGATAAGATATTTGTTAAATCAAAATTCCATAGAAATTTAATTCCTCATGTTCCTGATAAGAAAATAAAAATAGTTACTAATGGAGTTGATGAAAACATGTTTAAGTGGAATAAAATCAAGAGAGATAAATATAAATTCATTTATTCTTCAAGTTATGATAGAGGACTTGAATGGATTTTGAAATATGGTTGGAAAATAATCAAAAAAGCATTACCTAAAGCTACATTAGATATTTATTATGGTTGGAACTTATTTGATGCTATTCATAAAAATAATCCTGAAAGGATAGCTTGGAAAAGAGAAATGATTAAACTTATGAAACAAGATGGTATTAAAGAATATGGAAGAGTAGGACAAGGAAAACTAATTAAAGCTAAATATAAAGCAAATGTTCATTACTATCCAACAGATTTTGAGGAAATAGATTGTATTTCAGTAAGAGAATCAGCTTTAGCAGGTTGCGTTCCTATGATGAGCAATTTTGGAGCATTAAAAGAAAAACCTTATGGAATTAAGATAAGTGGAGATATTAGGTCTGAAGAATTTCATAAAAAGTTTGCTAATGAGGCTGTAAAGTTAATTAAAACAGGAGAAATTGATAAATATAGAGAAGAAGGAATTAAACTAGCTTCTAAGGAAACTTGGAAGGAAATAGCAAAACAATGGATTTAAATATATTTCTGCCAGATATAGACATTGAAGGTTATATTAACCCACTTTCTAAATTGATTAGAGAAAATAAACCTAAAAGGGGACTAGAGATAGGGTTTTGTTGGGGAGCTTCAGCCTACTCTTATTTAACAAGTACAAAAGGGACTCTTTTGTCTATTGACATAGATGATAACAAAAGTAGAGAAGAATTGTTTAGAAATTCATTTAAGAAATGGGATATTAAATATGGAAATAGTCATAATATATTACCTACTCTTAAAAGATGGTATGACTATATTTACGTAGACGGTTCACACGAATATAAAGATGTGATACAAGATTTAAGAGATGTGTGGAAACTACATAGTGGAATAATTGTTTGTGATGATTATGGAACTAAAGAGGGTGTTAGAAAAGCTGTTGATGAATTTTCTTCAGATACAGAGGAAAAAATTGAAATACATCCTCTTGAAGGAAGTAGTAATGGAGCTATATGGTTTCAGTAATTTTACCAACTAGAGGTAGAGTAGAAAAACTTAAAGAAAGTTTAGAGAGTTTATATTCCAATGGAGAAGATTTTGAATTATTGGTTGGTGCAGATAATGATGATATGGATACAGTTAACTTCTTAATAAAAAATTATCCAGATACAAAAATATTACTTATTAAAAGATTGGGATATTTAGGATTACATTACTTTGTTAATAATTTAAGCAAAATAGCTTCAGGAGAATGGTTGTTTCTCTGGAATGACGATTGTATAATGAAAACGAAAGATTGGGATAAGATTATAAACAAACAAACTGGTTTTAAGGTTTTTTGTCCTAGAAGTAATCAATTTGATTATAGACCAACTGAAAGTAATTTATTTCCAATAATACCAAGAAGGTGGATAGAAATATTAGGACATTTCTCATTAAGTCCACAAAATGATTCTTATGTTCAACATGTAGCTTTAGATGCAGGAATACAACAAGATATTCCTATTGAGATTGAACATAGACATTTCACAATTACTGGTGAAAAGGATAAGACAGCAAAAGAAGTTGTTTATGAAGAAAATTTTCCAGATAAATATATAAAACAAATATATAATGACTCAAGAAAGATACAACAATGTCTAAAATAGGATTTGTCGGATTAGGTAAACTCGGTTTATCAGTAGCTCTTGCTATTGAGAATAAAGGTCATAATGTTGTTGGAACTGATATTGACCCCAAAGTAGCGGAATATGTTAAAAATAGAAGAATCCCTTATTTAGAAAAAGGAATTCCAGAATTATTAAGGAAAACTAATTTGAAAGTAGTTTCATTAGAAGAAACAATTAAACATTCAGATATTGTCTTTTGTCCAGTTCAAACACCACATAATCCTAATTATGAAGGTATTACTAGACTACCTAAAAAGAGAGTAGATTTTAATTATACTTATTTGATAACTGCAATAAAGAATATAGCAAAAGAATGTAAAAAACAGGATAAAGATATTATCTTAATAATTATATCAACTGTTTTACCAGGAACGATTGATAAATATATAAAACCAATTCTTAATAAGCATATAAATTTATGTTATAACCCATTCTTTATTGCTATGGGAACAACAAGGAAAGATTTTGAAGAACCTGAATTTGTATTACTTGGTTCAGATGATGAAAGTATAGCAGTAATGGTAGAACATTTTTATTCAACTATCCATAATAAACGTGTTTATAAGACTACAATAGCTCACGCAGAAGCAATTAAAGTTCTCTACAACACTTATATTTCAGGTAAAATAGCATTTGCAAACACAGTAGGGATGTTGTGTGAAAATCTAGGTTTAGATGCTGATGAAATAATGGATGCTTTATTTTTAGCAGATGAAAGACTAATAAGCACAAAATATTTAAGAGCTGGTATGGGAGATGGCGGTGGCTGCCACCCAAGAGATAATATTGCCCTTTCTTGGATAAGTAAAAAATTAAAGTTACCGTTTGATTGGTTTGAAAATGTAATGATGCAAAGAGAGAAGCATACAGAATGGTTAGCTGGTTATGTTAAACATTATTTTAAGATAACAAAATTACCAGTTGTAATTTGTGGAGTAGCTTATAAAAAAGAAACTAATTTAACAATCGGAAGTCCTGCAATTTTATTATCAAATATATTAAAAGGAAAAGGAATTGATACAATTTGGTATGACCCTCAAATTCAAGAATATAGTGAATTTCCAAATATTAAGGCTATTTATTTTATTGGGATGAACCATGATGAATTTAAGGAAACAAGATTTCCAAAAGGGAGTATTATTATTGACCCTTGGGGAATAATTGGACATCAAATTGGAAGAAAGCTTATTAGGCTTGGTAGATTATGAAAGTTGGAATAGTTACACCTGCTTATAATGAAGAAAGATTTATTGGAGCTTGTATTAACCAATTTAAAGGATTTCCAGTTAAACATTTTGTATTAGTATCTAAAACTCCTTGGGCAGGAAAGGCACTTCCACTAGATAATACAGCTAAAATAGCAAAAGAACTTGGAGCTGTTGTTACAGTAGATAATTTTCCTCCAGATGAACAACAAAGGCATATTGGATTAGATTACTTCAAAAATTATGATTGGTGTTTAATTGTTGATGCAGATGAATTTTATACTCAAAAGGATATTAAACAAATACTAAACTTTCTTAAAACAGCAGGAAAGGAAGTTTATAAATCAGAAAAGATGTTAGTTTACTTTAAAGATTTAGACCATATAGCTCTACGAAATGATGGTCATCATGGACCACCAGTTATAGTTATGAAGCCTTATATGAGATTTAGGCATATTAGAGATATTGATTATCCAGATTATTTTATACCTAATACAACTTTATACCATTTAAGTTATGTTAGAACTGATAAAGGTATGATAAAGAAGATTAGTTCGTGGGGACATTCAACAGAAGTTTTACCAGGCTGGTATGATAATGTTTGGAAGAAATGGACACCAGAGATGATGAATTTTCATCCTGTTGAACCAAGAATATTTTATAAATCAGAAGAAAATCCATTACCAGATGAAATAAGAAAGTTATTAAAATGATAAGTTTAGTAATACCTGTATATATAATAGATAACCATCTTAAAGATTTAACAAAAAAAACAATTAAGTCTTTAAAAGGTCAATATGATGAGTTAATTATTGTAGATGATGCTTCTCCAATAAAAGTTGATTGGAAAGCAGATAAAGTTATACGTAATAAGAAGAATTTAGGTTTTACAGGCACAGTTAATAAAGGAATTATGGCTGCAACGAAAGATTTCATTTGTCTTTCAAATAATGATATTGAATTACTTTCTGGAAATATAAAAGATTTAGAGTCAGAGGGATATGGTTTTCCCTCTTTTATCGGTAAAAGTGAACCTTTTTGGGATGGAGCTTTTTATGTATTTCCTAAAAAGATAGGAGGAATATATGACGAAAGTTATAGACACTATTTTGGGGATTTAGATAAGTTTTACAATGCAACTTTAATTGGTATAGAAATGTTTAGAAAAGATAATGTTGTAATTAAACACTATGAGAATCAAACGTATAGTAAAGTAAATCGTAATGAAGCTTTTGAAAAAGATAGAAAGGTATTTGAAAAGAAATGGGGAATACCTTTTTTAGAAGCATATAGAATAATTGGAGCATATAATGATAGTTCTATATAGAATAGCACCAAATTATCCAACTAAAAGTCCATTTCAAAGTGATAAGTTTTCTTTTTTTAAGAAAACATTAAAATCATTTATAAATGGATTTCAGGATATTGAACCCAAAACAATCTTCTTATTAGATTCCTGCCCAGAATACAAAAAATATATTAAAGATAATTATCCTTTTGATAAAGATTTTGTTTTAATGAATAATGCAGGTAATTTTGGAACATATAAGAAACAAATAGAGATAGCTTCTCAAATAGATGATTATGTATATTTCCAAGAAGATGATTATCTTTATTTAAAAAATGTTGGTAACTATATATTGTCAGCCTTGAAAGAATTTGACTTTGTTACTCCTCAAGATGAATATTTATATTATTTTAATGAACCTAGACATATAGGTAAATATGAAATTAAGATTGTTGGGAATCATCATTGGAGAGAAGTAAATTCAACTACTTTAACATTTGCAACTCATGGAAAATTGATTAAAGAAAATAAAGATATTATGTTGTCAGAAAATATATATGATTATCCAATGTGGCAAAAAATAAGAGAAAATTACAAGATATGGTGTCCTATTCCAACACTAGCAACACATTTAGTAGATGGGATACTTGCACCAACGATAGATTGGAAAAAACTATGGAAGGGTTTAGAATTGATTAGGGACAGTCTAAGACACCAATCTTTTAAGGATTATGAATGGCTTATTGGTTCTCCATTTAATCCAGAAATTAAAGAAGCTATTTGGATTAAAGATGATTTTAAAGATGGTTACTGGAGCTTAAATCGAATCTACAATAAGTTATTTAAGAAGGCGAGAGGAGAATTATTAGTTAGTTGGCAAGATTGGATTTGGATACCCCCTAAAGGATTAGAGAAGTTTTGGATAGCCTATGAAGACGTTGGAGGAATAATATCAGGAGTTGGAGATCAGTATGATAAATTAGATGAATACGGAAAGCCAACTAATAAGGTTTGGCAAGACCCTAGAAAAAGAAGTGATTATGGAACTTTTTATGAATGTAATTGGAATGATGCAGAATTTAACTGGGCAGCAATTCCTAAACATTACGTTTTTGATGTAGGAGGAATGGATGAAAAACTTGATTTTCTAGGTTATGGTGGCGACCAATTACAATTATGCGAAAGATTAAATGATTATGGTGCTAAATTCTATTTAGACCAAACAAATGAAAGTTTTACACTTAGACACAAAAGGAAACCTGATTGGGATAAAAAACACGTTTTATTTAATGGTAAATATGATATACGCAAAAATAGCCTAAAAGAAGAAGGTAAATGGTTAAAACTTGAGTATTTGCAATAAAATGCTATACTTAATTAGTTTAAGAAAGACTTGAACCAGCGGAAACGCTGGTTTTTTATATTATGACAAATTTAGAAGATATCCTTAAATCCATTGCAACAAACGTAAATGGAGTCGCAGACTTGGTAACAGGAGATGAATATACCACTTGGAAAACTCGTGTAAATGATTCTTACCAAGAATGGGCACATACTTATGAGCCACAAGTATTGGTCAAAACTTTCCATACTACAATGGCACAATCAGGTTACTCATTAGCTTTACCTAGCAACTTCAAAGAGAAATTTGCTGGTTATCCTAATATTGGAGGAAACTTATATGAAGAATTCAGTGCAACAGAAGCAACAATGGCAACTGGAAAGTATGTAACATGGGGTGGAGATAAAGTAAATGGTTATTATTTGAAATTAAGTGCAGCATTAACTTCTAATGTATCAGTAGCAATTCCATATCATTCCTTCCCATCAAGTTTAACTACTTTAACATCTGTTCCTATAATTCCAGACCCAGACTTTTTAGTTAATAGAGCAACAGAAAAGACATTGCTTCAAAGAGGACAAACAGAATATATAGAATTTCAAACAAAAGCAGATTTACTTTTACAGAGATTGGTTGCAACAGAAGTAGCACAAGATATTCAAAGAAATAAAACAATTAGAGATCAAGTAGAACGTAATAATTTTACAATAGGTGAAGACTAATATGATATGGCAATTTTATATAATAGGAAAAGAAAAAGACCTAAATCAGGAAAAGAACTTATAAAGACCTATACTTCATTTAGAAAAGGTCTTAATACCTTTTTGTTAGATAGTGAATTAACTGATGAAGAGGTTGTTCAAATGGATAACCTTAGATTAGTCGGTAAAGGAATTCTTGAGCCAAGAGATGGAACTGGAGTATATTACACAGCTAATGATAGTAAAACTGTAAGGTATATTACAGATTATTATCTAAATGGTGTATCTCAACTACTTCAAGTTGGAGATGATGGCTTTTTAACGAAAAAATCGTATGGTTCTTATACAAGAATTTATGGAGCTTCATTTGCTTCTGGACAAAGAGTTGAAGGTGCACAAGTTCAAGGAACTCTTTATTTAGTAGATGGTACATTTCCTATGAGGAAATATGATGGAACAACTTTGCTTTCATATACTCAATTAACTAAACCTTCTAATTTAACTGCTACTAAATCGTCTGGTACATCAGGTTCATTTACTGATTCTTGGAGAATAACAGCAGAGGGAGATGTTGGAGAAACGTTAGCTTCTGATGCAGTAACTTTAGCATATTTACCAGAAACTTTAACTTCTACTAAATACGTTACTATTAGTTGGACAAATGCTTCTCCTGCATCAAGTGCTAAAGGATATGTTATTTATGGTCGTGAACCAGGAGCAGAAAGTTATATGACAAGAGTTCCATCTAATGTAACTACTTGGATAGACGATGGAAGTCATGTTCCATCATTAACTTTATTCCCACCAGAGATTGATTCTACTGCTGGACCTAAAGCTAAACACACAAGAAAATATAGAGATTTATTGGTTGTTGCACATACTAGCGATAATGCCTCACTTCTTGCTTGGGGTGGTGTTGGTCCTAATGTAGATAAATTTACTTATGCTACTGGTGGTGGATACTTTAATATAGAAAAAGATTCTAAAGATAAATGGGGAATTACAGGTTTATCTGAAAAAGAAAAGAAACTTATTATATTTAAAGGAATGTCTATATTTGAAGGGACTCTTACTTGGAATTCTGATTTATCAATAAATGAGATAGTTTTATCTAAACTTGTAGATGGAGTTGGTTGCATCTCTTCAGCAACAGTTAAAGAAGTAGAAAATTCAGTAATGTTTGTAGCTTATATCCAAGGTCGTGGTTTAGCTCTAGCTAAACTTGATTATGAACCAAATATTCTTTCAAACGTATTAAGATTTCAACCAATATCAGCAAGAGTTCAATCAGTTATAGACCAAGTAAATATGAAAAGAGTTCAGGAAACGTGGGCTGTATATTATAATAAAATTTACCATTGGTTTTTACCCATTGGAAGTTCAAGTTGGACTTGTCTTCCTTATGATTTAGAGAGAGCTGCTTTTGTTGGACCTTGGACATTAACAGATGCTTGGAACGGTAGCGTTCATTTAGATAGTGATAATGAATACCATTTGTTAATAGGAAAATCCAATGGAGAAGTATTAGAAATGTCCAGTCAATATTCAGGAGATGAAGATGTTGATTTTACTTGGAGATTTAAAAGTAAAAAAGATGATTTTGAAAGACCATTTCAATTAAAGATTGCTGAAGACGCAAAAACAAAACTTAGAAATATATCAGGTGGAAATGTTAATATAGAATATCTTGTTGAAACTCAAAGTGGAATATTTGCTACAATTAAATCTGTAACTGCTAGTGCTCCTGTTACAAGAGCTGGTTGGGGTTCAAGAAAGTTTGCTTTCTTAGCCAACTGGGGAAATATGCCTTCTAGTTCTAGTTCTAATTCGAATGTTGTTGTAAAATATACGCAACTTAATAAGCCAAATGTTTTATCAACTCAAGTTAATATACATGGCACAGGCTCAAGAGCTCAAATATTATCAGTAGAAGTAACAGCTAGAGAAATGAGTAGAAAGGTAATACCAAATGAATGGAGATAACGAACCAGTAGAATTAAAAAGTCCTAAAGAAAAAGGACCAGAAACAGTAACAAGTGGAGCATTAGAGGAAATAAACTTTTCTCCTTTAATAGATTATTTTGGTATGGAAAGACCAACTTTGGAAGAAACTAATATGTTAAGAGATTTATATCAATTAGTAGGTTCTGATGATAAAACAGAAATGCTTACAAAAATAAAAGAAGTTGAACAAAGAATAGGTTTTCCACCTACTGGAGAAAAAAGATGTTTATAACTGATAAAGTAACACCAGAATTAAGGAAAATAACCATAGGAGCAGGAGTTCTTACGGGACAAACTTCTATTGCTGTAACTAATACTGCAGTTCAAATGTCAACAAATACATCACAGTTAAAGAACGGAGTAATAGTTCAAGCTTTATCTGGAAATTCAGATAGTATTTACATTGGTGCAAGTGGAGTAACAACTTCTACTGGTTTTGAATTACAAGCTGGACAAGCAACGTCTTTAGCAACTGATAAATTAAGTAATATATATGTAAATGGAACATCAGGAGATGGAATTTGTTATATAGCAATTAAATAATATGCCATTATTACCATTCGGAAGTCCACCAGCAGGAAATTCAACAGATGCTGATGCAATTCATGATAACGTAGATAGTGAAATATCAGCTGTTACAGAAAAAGCATCACCTCATAATAATGATGTTGTTTTGATAGAAGATAGTGAGGCATCTAATGTTAAAAAGAAGGTTAAATTCTCCAATTTTCCTGGTGCAGCTGGAGGAGAAACCAATACCGCTTCAAATGTTGGTACAGCAGGAGTTGGAGTTTATAAACAAAAAACTGGTGTAGATTTAGAGTTCAAGAAGATAAATGCTGGTTCTTCTAAGGTT